CAACAGTCACGACTCCAGTTGCGCCATCGACATCAGTGATTTGAGCGAAGTCAGAAATGGTTTCTGCTATCTGCAGTCCACCGTCTCTCTCCGTGTTTGACGATGTTGGAGCAAGATCAACCACACCTGATGGAGCATAGATATACTTGCCGACCGGAAAAGCAGCCTCAAGGTCTCCTGAAGAAATGCCTGTGAATGTCAATGTCTGACCATCAACGATGCAATTATCTCCGATTACTCCGTCATAAAACTCGTATGAATAACCGTCAACGTCATGCTCAATGTCTGTGACAGAGTAACTTTGTGTAACGACTGTTCCTGCGTTTGCGCCTGGCAATAGATTGCTACCGCTTTGCGGCACAACGTAATCAACCGCTACCGTCAGATCGAGTTCTAACTCATTCGTGTCTGCGTCAGCAGTGAGGTGCTTTTTGTACCAGTGTCCGATGTCATCAGAGACGTAGATGTAATTGCGAGACGCATCATATTCTATCTGACTGATTCTCTGAACTCGCACTGTGCCTTGGAAGTCATAAGAAACAGCCACGCCAAATTGCGGGTATGAATTTGCGTCTGTCGCCTTATATGTCCACTCAGCAAAAGATGACGTATTGCCAAAGCGTTTCATGCTGATGTTTTTTGCACCGCTATCGTCTAACGCATTGCCATCGTAATCTTCAAACTGACCAAGGATTTGAATTGAACCACTGAGCCAATCCTCGACCTGAATCAGGACTTGGTAATACTTGCCTGAGACAAAACCTAGATCAGCAGCCAATGGGTTCACAAAAAACTGTTTCAGTGCGCCTGAGTTATGTGCCTCCGGTGTAGGGGTGATTACTAGACCTTGCCCTATGACACCATTCGCTGAACTATAAAACGCCTTCTCGTCGCTTACAGTGGCGTTCAGCGCACCAAAATTTGTATTCCAGTTGGCGTACCAGTAACCACCTGCGCTTTGGCTAATCAGCGACTCTTGAGTCTGTACGAATGTTCCAAGGTCTGACCATGCGCTCAACAAAAATTCTTCGGTGTAATCAACGACTGAATTCTGTGCGATTGACGTAGTGAATTGGCCTGTAACAGATCGGCATAAATGATTCTTTGCTCGACCACAGATAATTGGAATTGGATTGCCTACATCTTCTCGACCTGCGCCCACATAGTTGATTTCGTCAATCAGGTTTGGAATCTGTCGGTCGTATGAATAGGCGATGTCTTGCAGGTTGAATGAAACTGAGTCTTCAGTAATCTCAATGTCACCCTCAACTGTACCGATGAAAATAATCTCAGCGTCAGTCACGGAGCCGTCAGACTCTTGGAACCCCAAGCGAACAGTTGCCTTCATGCCAGGCTGAATAACAGAAATCAGTTGATCGACGTTGTTACCTACCTGCAAGCCGAACTCACTGAAGACTTGGCGAGTAGCATCTAGCTCCATGTTCAGAGGTGATGTATTGACGATTCTGGCTTGATAGCTGTTGCCGCCATAAGTCGTATCGCGTTCAGCCCAATAATAATTCGATGTGATGCTCGTTCCTGTATTTGGCTCACTGCCAGACACATATTCCTTGAGTTCATAATCGACCAGAAGGATTGGCGCAAAAGAACCCGCGTTCAGTTTGCTTTGGAATCCACTGCTGAAGGTTCGCATTACGTCTCCAGTAAGTTAAAAGATGCGCGGTAGAAACGATCCTTGTACACCTCGGCAATCGTTATCTCGCCTTCAAAACGAACCGTGTGTTCTTGGTCGTAGGGGTCAGTGTATGTGAATGTTTTTTCAGAGCCATTGACCGTTGTGTCATAGAAACTTTCTAGTGCGTCACGCTCTGACTGACTTTCCAGAACTAGGCTCTGAATGATGTATCTGTACTGAGTAACATCTCGCGCATAGACAAAGAGCGAGCCGTCTTCCATCAACACTTCTGTGTTGTGCTTAACGACCTTGCGCTCATAAGGGGCTTCTGGATTATTGGAAAAGACCAACGATGTAGTTGGGCTTGATGAATTAGGGTAATCGAAACGCATATCACACCGCCGCTAATTTCAATCCAACACGCGATGAGCGTATTGTCATATCACCCCTAGAACTAAGCGCGTTATCTACCCCATGCCGTGAGTTGGATGTGTAGATATTGTTGATGACCGTTGTTCCTTGAGATGCGCTAGGTGTAATTGTACCTGATGTTGTCGGTGTAAACATTTCTGCGCCACGTTCTCCGACCATATAAGATTGACCTGCCTGCACACCGCCACCCGCTGCGCGAGTGCCTGAGATTTCAGATACTACGTCATAAACTCGACGGCCTGATTCCCTGCTTCCTGCGGGTGCAGCTAATAACTGACCGATGTTGTATGCGACCTTTTTATATTTCTCAAAAGCCCTCCCCACTTCATCAATCGCGCCACCTAGATTCTTGAAAATGTTAATGGTTTGAACCAAAGGATTGCGAATAGCGTTGACTGACTCGATGACAACCAGTTTCATTTCCTTGATCTTCGTGCCAATCGTCTCAGCCATTTTCTTGCCTGACTCACGATAATTGTCGATGTCTTTCTGACTGAGTTCTTGCTCTGCGCCGAACCCCCTGAAGAAACCAATTATCCCTTGCAGCGCACCGTATGAAAACGATACGACTGACGACATAACGTTAGAAAAAGAATTTGCCCATCTGTCCAATGTTCCTTCTTTGTCCAACTGCTTGATGCCTTCGAGAACATTATCCAGTGCCTCTCTGACTAAAGGCATTACCTTGTCAGCGACCCTTTTCTGAAAGTCAGTATAGTTATCGGCTAGGTTGGAAAGCATTCCTGACATCGTTTTAGAACGCTCTGCCATTGCTCCCGCATATCTTTCATTGAAGATAGACATGAGCGTTGATGTGACGATTGCTCGGTTATTCCGATCCACAATCTTGTACATCTCTTTGCCGTTCTTGTCTGTGTAGGCAAGTGCTGTCTCGCCTACCTGTTCTAATGACGCATTGAACTTCTTAGCATTGGCCTTGGTTATCTGCATCGCCTTCACGCCAAACTCTTTCAGACGCTCAAACTCACCTGTCTGTGCATCAGCGAGAGCCTCAACAGCTTGCATGATGTCTTTGCCCATAGCGGCAGCAGTATCACCTAACGTGCCAAGAACGTCCTCGCCTTTGATACCGTAAGCGGCTAAACGAACGAATGACTCCGTAAGTTGTCGCACTTCGTATGGCGTTGTTTTGGCAAACTCTTGAATCCATTCCAATGCTTTATTGGCTTTTTCTTGATCGCCCAATACAACCTTCAAGGTGGCGGCATAATCCTCAAATGCGGCACCAGTTTGCAGCACAGACTTAAATAACGCACCGAACCCAACAGCACCCGCTAGTCCGATGACAGATGTTTTGAGGTTGAAGATTGAGCCTGTGATTGTACCCATTGCCGATCTGATCCCACGACCAACCTTGGACGCAGTGCTACCTAGCTTCCGCAAAGCATCCTTGGTTGACTTGAGAACTCGGCTCGCTTCGTCTCTGGCTTTGATTAAGATTTCAAGTTGATTGGGTGATAACACGATCAATGTACTCCATAATCTCAACTAACTTATTGGGCTGTTCTGCCCAACTTCCAGAGTTCGGGTACTTGCCATCTTTCCAGTATTGATAGATCGACAAATACAATTTGGCCTCAAAGTAGTCTATCACAGGACAGCGATTCACACTTCCCTTCACCCCTTGCACCATGACAGGGGCTTTCGATTTTGTGAAGCATCCTCGAACTTCTTTGTTCTGCGCGGTACAGGTGTTGCAATTAAACTGCAACTTGGTCTGCATGACCGCGCCTAGGATTTTTTTTCGTCAGATTCTCCGAACCCGTTAATCGACAATGCGATATTTCCAAGTTCTTCAACAACACCCAAACGACCTAGTTTGTCCAGGCACTGATCTGAAACCTTGTTATTTACCACTTTGATGTCAAATGGCGCGTTGTCCACCTTCTTCAAAGAGCAGGCCAAGGTCTCAGAGGTCAGCCCAAAGATATTGGTTTCAATCTTTTGCTTGCCATCATCACCGATGTCAAAAGATATGAACCGATCCTTGATCGACTGAAACTTGAGATAGCTGATAGTCCCAAGGGTGAATCTGGTTGGTTCTTCGCCATCAATGAAACAGAGGTGCGATTCGTCAAAGTCCTGTCTGTACTTATCAAAATCGCTTTTCTCTGCGTCAATGGCAGGATCATTAGATACGACGACTGTGATTGTCTCGCTCCGGTCAATCGACTTAAACGCCATGATCTATCCTTAAGCAATCGTGCCTTGAGTCAAAGCACCTGAACCTGATCCACTGAATGAGAATCCGATGATTCCGTCAGCAGTCGCGTCCATAGACACTTCTGTCAGGATAACAGTGCCTGAATAGGTGTCATCGCCAGATGCATCGCCTTCTGTACGCACAACAATGCTCACAGATGAATCGCCTGTCAGAATGTCAGTAATCAAAGCGGCTTGTCCGTCAGCATCGTCTGGATCGTGATAACCAGATGCCTCAACAGACCATGACTTGGATGTCGCTGTGTTGGTTGTCCATGTGTCGCCAAAACCAAAAGTTTCTTCGGTGTTCTGCGTTACCGTGATCGTGTAGCTGTTAAGCTCGCCAATTTTGTCAGTTCCGATATACACAGAACCGTTGCTTCCGTTAATGACTGCCATTGTATTTTCCTCAGTTGCTAGGTGTTACCGCGAACATAATTGTATCGCACTCTGACGGTACAAATAATACCCCCGATTGGGTCTATTGAACCTTCGTCGGTTTCAATTCTAATGACTTGCGAATCTAAAGCATACCCTCCGCGCGTTCTGTCAGCGTCGAGCGATTCTTCGATAGTCTCAATCAGATTGTTTCTGGCTGTGTCTATGTCTTTGCTTTTGACGAAACCAGTGACCGTATACTCGATTGATCCAGTGCGTCGATTACTGTTCTCACCTAGAGTGATGTCTTCACGATTCTCAATAGATGACTGAACCAAGCAAGCAGGGTATTGGGCGTTGCTTAGTTTGTTGAAGTCGAAAGGCTCCCGGGTCACATACTTAATCGTGACTGGCGTTGTTGCTGCTCTCAGTGTTGTGACGATATTGTCAGCGATTGATTCACGCAAACTCATTGTGTCACCTCACGAATAAAGAATTTGGTCAAGGCTCGCTTCTCGCTGTCATTGAAGCCAAAGAATGGACGAATCCGATTGTTGTAAAACGCTTTCTTCGATTCTGTCGCTCTTGCAAACTTGATTTTGGCTAGGTCTGATTTCCGTTCTGCGATGATGCTGCCAAGCATATTTCCAGTGACCATCAAATTCACAACACCTGATGGGTCGCCACTGAACGCACTGCGGGTTTCTGTCTTAGGCCAACCTTCTGCTTTGCTCTTTGCATAAGCGGGCGTGTACTTCATAAACCGACCTTCGTAGCCTTTGCCCTTCTCAGTGCGATCCTGGATAACCTGAATCCCTGCTTGCGCTGTCTTGTACAAGTTTAGAGAGACAATATCAGGCAGGTCTTTGATTGCTCGATCCAGACCCAAGGTCGTACTTTCAACTCTGAGCGAAATCATCTCGTCAGCCGACCTGCAACGTAAAGGTCTTTTTCGTCGTCTTGGATCGTACCGTCTTCGTCAAAGTCATACTCAACGCCATCGTTAAATACGGACTCCATCTCTTGAGAGAACAGATCACGGTAGAAGCCGATCATCTCACGGAATCTGTCGCCATCAACCCAGTTGGTCAACTGAGGAAGCGCATACTTCCACAAGACAAGATATGCATTGGCGCGAGTGAACTGACTATCCGTTAGC